CTCCATGCGCTCTCGCGGTGCTCCGCGCTGGATACCGTCAAGGCTGAACTTCACGAAGAGCTGACGGTTAGCGGACTCAGCGAAGAGAAGACGAGTGAAGCCCGCTTCAATGCGCTCAAGCCACGGGCGCAGAGAGAACATGGCGAACGCCTGATTCTGCTCAGCGAGACCGGACCCCCACGAAGTGGAGTTCGTAGCGTCAGAGATCAGGTGGGGAGGAACGCCGAAGATTCGAGCAATCTCCGGAACCTGAAACTGTCGAGTCTGCAAGAACTGAGCTTCGTCCGGCGACATGGTCACCTTGCTGAACTTCGCACCCTCAGTGAGAAGCGCCACCCGGTGGGCATTGTCAGCGCCGGAGTTAGCTAGTCGCCACGCCTCACGCGCACGAGCTAGACCGTCCTCGGACATTGCGCCCGGAACCTCAACCACCGCACCCGGCATGGCACCGTTGGCAAAGAACTTGCTACCGAACTTCTGAGCAGCAAGCGCAAGGCCGATGGACTCACGCGCGTAGGCAATGGGGCTCACACCGGTGAAGTCACCGGGGAGCATCATTCCGGGGATATGCAGAATGTCCCGGGGAGTGAACCAACCTAGGGCAACTTCGTGCCCGTCCCGGTCCACGTCCCAACAGTCGAATATCTTCCGGCGCTTGCCGTCAATCATCACCGTGTGCGTCATGACCTTTGAGGGGTCAATCACATCTAGGGCAACGATGTTCGGGCCGTCCCACGTAACCGCTACGTACGCGTTCCCCTCAAGTAGGAGAGAGAGCACGATCTGAGAGAGAAGGTCAATCCGACCAACACCCCCCGGCTCAGCGGTCGGGTACTCAAGCCATAGTGGCGACTTGACTTCCTTGCGAACGCCACCCCTTCGGCTGTAAGTCGAGACAGGCAGCGTGGCTATGGTCTCGCTCAGGAGACGGACACAGCCGAAGACAGCCGACACCTGTAGGGCAGTGGACGCGTCTACCGTCTCGCCGGAGTTCGCCGTGTATCCAGGGAACGGGAACATCTCGCCTGAGATGTCATCCCACATTCGCTCTTCGGCGGAAGGGGACTTGCCCCGGATTAGGTCTGTCCAGAATCCCACCGGACCCCCCTTCCAGCCGACTCAATTGAGTCGGCTATAGATCGTCAAAGAACTCAGCGCTACCGCCATAGGCGAAGACCTGTCCCTTGTGCTCCCATGAAGCGACGATCGGTGCGTCATGCACCGCCGTGCCGTTCTCTTCGCGCCACATCACAGCGCCGTGAACGGCAAGGATCATGGCGATTGCTAGGTCAATCTTTCGGCGGGACGACGCGTGTTCCTTCGTTACGCGGGCACCGTTCTTGTCCTCGCGCAACACGGCGTTGCCGATATGCCGGGCAAGGGCGGGGTCACCGTCGTGACTCAGGCGACCGTCACGGCATGCGTCGTAGACGATCTGAGTAGCCGGGACCATGCGCTTGAGTGAGTTCGTCGGGAACGCCTCAACGGGCCACCCCTCAGCCTCAAGGTTGTCTAGCGTCTCTTCCCACCGGTACGGGTCAGCAACAAGGTTGCGGACTACGTACATGTCTAGGGCTACGTGTAGTGCGTCCCGTACGTCAGCCATGGGCACGCGCCAATGAGCGTCATCCGGCGGGGCTTCCCAATGGCCTAGGACGAACACCCGTAGGTCGTGCACGCGGCACGCCACGAGCGCCGTACTGTCACCCTTCCAAGAGCCGTCAAAGCCCAATACAACGGCGTCCCCGGGCTCTAGGGTGTCCTCGGTCCCTAGGCTGTCCCATAGGCCGTGAGGCAGCCACGTAGAGGCTCCACGCACGAACTGAGACAGCCGGTAGATACGGAAGCTAGCCTCAGTGCTCCGCTGAACGGCAGCGCGGAAGTCGTCCTCATTCAGAATCTCGTAAGACGGGTTGCACGCCTTCCAGACTTCGGGGTCCGTGTGGTCCACGGTGTCACCCAGCTTCGGACCCCACGAGCGGTAGAACAGGGTCACGTCTTCGGCTTCGCCGGAGTTGACGCGCTCACCCTGCTCGCACAGCTTCGCGAAGGGTCCGTCAGGGTCAGGACCGGCCGTCGAGACAACCCACGTCATGGGCTGATTACGAGCGGCTGAACCTAGGGTCAGTGCGTCGAACAGGTCAGCGTTCTTACTGAACGCGTACTCGTCCAGCGAGACAGCGGCAGGGTTAAGACCCTGTTGCCGTCCGGCGTCCGCCGAGACCACACGGTAAGTGCTGTCCTTGAAACGGATCACGTCACGCTGTACGTCGCAGACAGCCGAGAGCTTCGGGGAAGCGGTGACCATTTGCTTAGCAGCGTCAAAGACCATGCGTGCCTGATTGCGGTCATTGGCAGCGGCAATGACTTGTCGCTGTGCGTCCGCACGATCGGCCACTAGGTGATAAAGCATGATGGCAGCGGCAATGGTGCTCTTGCCGTTCTTACGGGCAATGCACACAACGGCCATGCGGTGCTTACGCTTCCACCGGCCGAAGGTGTCTTGCCGAAGCTCGTACGCGTCAACGAGTAGGTCACGCTGCCACGGGAGTAGGCGGAACTTCTGTCCAGCGAACGAGCCGGTCAGGTAGCAGAACTGTTCAATCCAGTTCGCCACCCGGTAACCCTCAGAAGGGAACGGCGCGTCAGCGGGAATGTGGCGTGCGATCACGGGGTCAATGCCGGTCACGCTGCCACCCCCTAGAAGTCTTCCGGTCCTGACGCCACCCTTCGGGCCTCAGCGGCAACGATGCCTAGGCGCATTCGCGCTTCGGGCGTGAAGCCGATCACGGTCTCTATCGCTCGTAGTTCCTTCTCGGTCGACTCCACGTAGCGCATGGCAGGGTGCACAGCCGGTTGCCCGGTGCTGCCCACGGTCATGAGCCCGTCAGCGTCCACAGCGTCCATGAGCTGTGCGCGCCGGTCGTGAAGCTCGGCATAGCGAAGAATGATGTTGCGGTCAGTGTCGGGGCTGTATGCCCCGCTACCGGCCTGCCAGACTGCCCGCCACACTTCCTTGCCCGTGGCCCGTAGGTGAGCCGGTACGCGCGGCGCACGGCCCTCGTAGACGATCGGGGCGGATGGCTCAGCGGCAGTGTTCGCGTTGCCGGTCCGAAGCTCAGGGCTCTTGGCTCGTGCCACGCTGACACCACCTTCCAGGGGAGTTGAGACCCCTTAACGGGTGGCTTTCTCGTCAGCCTGATTCGGGGCGTGCCCAGTGTTGCCATGGGCCGGGCGGGCAAAAACGGCGTCACACCTAGCGTGCGTGTTTCGAGCTTGGGCCGGGATCGCCAGCGGGCTAAGTCTGTGAACTTTTAGAACGGCGGACGCTTGTAATTAAAATCTTCTCGCGTCTTGAGCCGGTGGCATGGGCGGCAAAGGCATTGAACGTTCGTGTCTATGTCCTCACCACCCTTGGCAAGGGGAAGCACGTGGTCAATGTCAATGGCCGATGCAAGGTAGGTCTTATGGCATGAGTTGCACTCACCCTGACCCGCTCGCTTGACCACAGACTTGAGACGGGCAGCGGCATTGTTGCCACGTGCTATTGCCTCACGCCTCTTGCTGTGCGACTGACGTGAGCGTGTGTTCTCGTACGCCTTGTGGTGAGTGGCACACCTACCCTTGTGGGTAGCCCACTCTCTACAGTCAAGGCAGCGGGTACGCACAGACACCCACCCCCCACGTTGTAGCACTGACGACGAGACAGCCCACTCAATTGAGTAGGCTGGATATGTGTAGCTGTCCCCGGATTCGAACCGGGACTGTACGCGCCCTAAACGCGTTGCCTCCTACCGTTGGGCTAGACAGCCAAGCTTCGGGGCTACTAGGGCCGGGTTCGGAATCAGGTGGTTAGCCTGACCTACTGGCAGCCGTGTTCACCCCAGGGTGCATATCGTTGAGCGACCAAGCCCTATTGTCTGGACCCTTTGCCGATCGGGGTGGAGTCGAACCACCGGCCTCCACACTCCGCGTGTGGTGCTCTACCGCTGAGCTACCGACCGAAGCCCGCACACAGACCAACCGGAGAGAGTGAGTCGGTGCCGTGTGCGGGACGTTGTGTGAGGGCGGGACTCAGTCCGCCTAAAGGGGTTCGCCCGGGGGTGCGCGGTAACCCGCCCTCACTATGTATCTAGTGAGTGGATTGCCTGTAGTCGTGGCTCTAGTGAGCCGATTGCCTGGCAGCGTGCGGGGCGCGGTGACGCGTGAGTGACGAAGTGACGGAATGACGGTGCCCCCGGCATTACCGCCATAGAGCTTTAGATTTAGTTCTATGGATGGAACAGAACTAATCGTCATACCGTCACTTCGTCACCACTGTTGTTACTGAGGGTGTGATTGCCTGTCTTTTGGTAACGCTACGTACAGGGGCAATCCGCCCACCCGCACCGCGCTGATAACCCGCCGTCCCCGGCCCATGCGATGGCATGTGACGTAGATCACTATATGAACCAACGTTCGAATGTGAGGGCATAAGAAAAGCCCCCGCCCGGACACCCGGACAGGGGCTCTCTCACCTACTCGCTACGGCAGCTCGTCCCCGTGGAAGACGACAGTCACGCGCTGCTCTACCGGGTCCGGCGCATAGGCCGTGCCGAAGTTGGTTGCCTTACGGACCACGATCCGCCGGACGAAGAGCTTGAGCATGGCTCGTTTGTCAGCGAGCGAAGCACCGTGCCACCACGAGCCCGGCCCTAGGGGGTCGCCGGTCAGGTCGTCCCGCTGAGTCCACATCTCCACGTTGAGCCACCCCGGGCGGTCCGCCTCAAGAGCCCCTAGACGCTCTTCTACGGCGCTGAGAGATGCCTCTAGCTTGTCCCGCCTAGCGATGAACCGTTCACGGCCCTGAGAGCCCTTGTAGACCCCCGCTTCCTGGTCTTCCCACAGCTCGTCTAGAGCGGCCTTGTAGTCGGCCCGCTCAGCGGCAAGGGCAGACTTCTCGGCCACGTCTTCCGGGGCCGTCTGCGTGGCAGCGAAGCGGCGTGCTGCCTCTTCCATGAGGGACACGTCTTCCGGCCGCTCAGGGTCAAGGTTGCTGAGCCGTGCCATGACGACGCGGGCAACGTGGTCATCCAGCCGGTTGCGGAGAATGGAGACGGAACCCTTGTGCGTGCTTGCCGGGTTCTTCTTGTGCTGGCACACGTAGGTGGTCATTCGCTCTTCGCGTCCAGCGGCCTTGCACATGGTGTGGCTGCCTTCGCAGAACAGAAGTCCCGAAGCACTGAGCAGCGAATCACCCCGGGTTACGAACGTGCCCTTTGCCTTACTGCCTTCCTTGTGCACGGCAAGGCAGCGCTGTAGCTCGTGGAAGTCGGCGGGAGAGATGATCTCAGGGTGAGAGATGACCGGCTTCCCGTGCTCGTCTCGCACGCTGCGATATCCGGTGCGCTTCTGCCATGTGCCGGT